TTTAGATGCAGAGCAATCATTTTTAAATAGAACTTATTATAAACCTGAAAGGACTAAGAATGACGAATAAACTTTATCAAATTACAGACGCAACTTCTTTAGATCGTATTAGAAAATCTATGGTTGAGATTTCTAGTGCTATGACTAGAGAGGGCGCTGAAAAAGATCTAATTAATGAGATTGCAACAACTGTTTGCAAAGAGTTTAATCTTAATCGAAAAGCATTTAAACGTGCTGCTAAGGCATTCCATAAGCAAAACTTTAAAGAAGAAAAAGAACTGAATGAGCTCTTTGAAACTCTTTATGTTAGCACAACTGGCGAAACAGACGATGATTAAATCTACCGCTACGGTTCTTCTAGGAGAATACGCCTTTGTTGATAGGTATGGCCGCCATTTGGAGGCCTACATCAACTATGGACCTGTAAAAAACATTAAAAACATACCAAAAAAGGCTATGGGTCTCTTAGAAAACTCACATAGAGAACACATTAGATTTAAGGTATATGAGTATTCAGTAGCAACTGGATCCCACCTTATCTTAGATTGGGCCGATGTTCCGCTAGAACAGCTATAAGATTTTTTCACAAAACCTGTTGACTTTGTTTCATGATGAAACTATACTGATCCTACCATTAAACAAAAAGGAGATATATTATGGCAGCTTTAGTAGAAACAATGGCTTATGCAGGTGAAGTTCCTTGGCACGGTATTGGTACCGAAGTTCCTTCTGATGTAAGTCCAGATCAAATGTTAAAATTTGCTGGTCTTGATTGGGAGGTTCAAAAGGTTCCATCTTACATCAATGTTAATCAGGAAACTGTTTTCACTGGTCGTCACGCTTTAGTTCGTTCATCTGATAAGTCTATCCTAGACATTGTAACAGATGACTGGAACCCTGTTCAAAACCACGATGCATTTAAATTCTTTAATGACTTTGTTTATGCTGGTGACATGGAAATGCATACAGCAGGTTCATTAAAGTCTGGTCAAATTGTTTGGGCTTTGGCTAAGATCAAAGACTCATTCGAACTTTTCGGTGGTGATAAGGTAGAAGGTTATCTTCTATTCTCTAACCCACATCGTTTTGGTCAAGCAATTGATATTCGCTTCACACCAATCCGTGTTGTATGTAACAACACATTAACATTAGCTTTAGAGAAATCTACTCAAAACTTTGTTAAAGTAAATCACAGAACAGTATTTGATCCTGAGAAGGTTAAAGAAACTCTTGGTTTAGCTCACGAGCAATTAGTTAAGTATAAAGAGATGGCTGAGTTCTTAGGTTCTAAGAGATACACGAATGAATCTGTAAGAGAGTATCTTGATAAACTAATGCCAACTCTAGGTAAAGATAGAAAAGAACAAAACTTACTATCTGTTACTGCAGACAAGGCTTTAGAGTTATTAGAAACACAACCTGGAGCGAAGTATGCTGAAGGATCTTGGTGGCAACCATTCAACGCTGTAACTTATATGACAGATCACGTCTTAGGTCGTAGTGCTGACACAAGATTGACATCTTCATGGTATGGCGCTAACAAGAACCTTAAACTTAAGGCTCTTAACCTTGCAGTTGAAATGGCTGAGGCAGCATAATGTCTGTCTTCAGTATTGTCCAAGAACTAGCCGGCAACAACAGCCGGCTATTCAAGGAAGGTGTATTAAAGCAAGAGAAAGATTTTGAAGATCTTAAGTTTGCTTTCTACCTTGCCTTGAACCCATACATTCAATTCTACATTAGAAAAATTCCTGACTATGTTCCTGCTTTAAAGTCTGAAGTAACATTAATGGAAGCTATGAAGAGTTTGAAGATGTTGTTTGAGAGACAAGTAACAGGAAACAAAGCTATTGAATTCTTAAGAGATAACATTCTATCCAAACTTGATAAAGAAGATTCAAAAGTCATTGAATGGATTATTGGTAAGGATATGAGATGTGGTGTATCAGAAGCTACTATCAATAAAGTATGGCCTAACCATATCCCTGAGTATCCAGTGATGCTAGCTAGTCAGTTTAGCGATCGTTTAATTGAAGAAGTAACATGGCCAGCCATGGTTCAACTTAAAATGGATGGTATGAGATTTAATGCTATCGTTAAAGACGGTAAGTGTGAATTCAGAAGTCGTAATGGTAAGCTGATAGACTTATTAGGTGAGCTTGAAGATGACTTTATTCTACTTGCTGATGGAAAAGATACAGTCTTTGATGGTGAACTTACTGTTCATGATGGTAGTGGTATTATGGATAGAAAGACTGGCAATGGTATCTGTAATAAGGCAGTTAAGGGAACGATAAGTATTGACGAAGCTAAGATGGTCCATGCTACCTTATGGGATAGAATATCTTATGATGATTTTACAAAAGGTCGTTCTAACATACCATACAAAGACAGATTCTTTTCTATTCATAGCCAGATTCTAACAAATAGAATACATGTCGTTGAGTATCAATACGTTGACAACATTGGTAAAGCGTATAGTATTTTTCAAGATTATCTTGAAAGGGGCCAAGAAGGTATCATTCTTAAAACATTGAATGCTCCTTGGGAAAATAAAAGATCCAAACATCTTATTAAATTCAAAGGTGAATTGGAGTGTGACCTAAAAGTAGTAGATTGGGTAGAAGGGACTGGTAAAAATGTTGGACGTTTGGGTGCTTTGGTGCTTGAGTCTTGCTGTAGTCATCTCAAAGTCAATGTGGGTACGGGCTTCACTGATGATGATCGCAATACCATTAATCATGGGAATAGCGTCGGGAGAATTGTATCTATCAAGTATAATGCTAAAATTATTGATAAACAATCAGGAATACACAGTTTATTCTTACCAGTCTTTATCGAATTCAGGGATGATAAAACTGTAGCTGATAACTTGGAGAGTATAAAATGAAAAAGGTTCAACCTGTAAACTCAGGAGTTCCATTAGGGATTGGTAAGAGAGAATACTTAGCTAGTCAGTTTTTTGCTGCTGTAATTTCAAGAGGAAATTTTAGTACTATGAAGGAGGTTCACGTCAATATGTATAATTCTTACGTATGGGCAGATGACATGTTGGCATTGAGTGAATTGAAACTTGAAGAAATTGAAAAATACCTGGATATATAAAAAAGGAGATGTGGATGGGTAACAATGATTGGAGAACAGATAACTGGGGTGGTCATAGGGATGTAGGTCGTGATCCTAACAATTACCATTTTGCTCGTGACTTAAGACGTCATGGTCATTCACCCAATGCTAGATACACAAGAGATGATTATGAAACAGATACTCAGATAAGTGTTTGGACTCTTTTGTGGGTAATCGTAGCTATATTCTTTTTAAGTGCTACTATTGAATGGGTTAGAAATATTATGGAACACGGTGGTTCTGTTATTGAAATGTGGTGGGCAGGTTGGGACAATATGGCTCGCACATTTGCAGATTACTATGCGAAATAATTCCCACTTCAGACAATGGGTTAATCAAAAATGGTATCAATTCCGTGATGAAATTATGGATTGGGAAGGTATAACTAATCCTGATCCTAAAGTTTATTTCTCAAAAAACAAATACTTTTTAAAATATCTTTACAAAGAAGCACACAAAAAAGATAAATAAAAGTATGCCATTATATTCTTACAAATGTGAAAAGTGCGAACACGAGTTTGAGCAGGTGTTAAAAATAGCGGAGATGCACCTACCTAAAACACAGCCTTGTCCCAAATGCAATGCGGAGGGATCGGTTCAAAAAACCATTACTGGTGCTCCTTCATTAGGTGATCCTGTTAGACTCGGAATTAGAAAGATGGATAATGGGTTTAAAGAAGTGATGCAAAAAATACATCATAACAATCCAGGTTCTAATTTAAACCAAAAATTTTAGTATATATACTTCTACATTATTAAATTTGATGAAAGGTCGTCATGAAAAAGAAAGCTCTAATCACTGGTATCAGTGGTCAAGACGGTAGTTATCTTGCCGAATATCTCCTAGAACTTGGATACGAAGTCCATGGTCTTGTACGTCGCAACTCCTCATTTGTAGATCATCCAAACCTCAAAAATGTTCGCCTTCATGCTATCCTTCATTATTCAGATCTAACAGATAGTACAAACATAAGGAACATTATTAATGAAGTCCAACCTGATGAGATTTATAATCTTGCAGCACAGTCTCATGTTGCTGTTAGTTTTGAGCTACCCGAATACACTGCTGATGTTGATGCTCTTGGTGCTTTACGTATCTTGGATACCATACGCGCTTTGGGTCTTACTAAAAAAATAAAATACTACCAAGCCTCAACTTCTGAGCTGTTTGGTTTGGTGAGAGAAACACCGCAAAAAGAAACTACACCCTTCTATCCAAGAAGCCCTTATGGCTGCTCTAAACTCTTTGCTCACTGGATTACAACAAACTATCGTGAAAGCTATGGCATCTTTGCTTGTGCTGGTATTCTATTCAATCATGAAAGCCCACGTCGAGGTGAGAACTTCGTTACACGTAAGATCACAAGACAATTTGGTCGTATATTTGCTGACATAAATGAACCAGCTGTCGTTCTTGGTAACATAGATTCTAAACGTGACTGGGGTCATGCTAAAGATTATGTGATGGCAATGCATGCTATGTTACAACTTGATAGCCCACAAGACTTTGTGATTAGTACAGAAAAGACCTATACAGTAAGAACATTCTGTGAACTTGCTGCAGCTGAGTTTGGTTGGAGATTAGTTTGGTCTGGTGAAGGTGCTGACGAAGTTGGTATTGATGCTGATACTGGTCGTGAGCTAGTTAAAATATCAGAACAGTTTTATAGACCAGCAGAGGTCAGTCTGCTCCTTGGCGATTCAACCAAAGCAAAAGAAATCTTAGGATGGAACCCTACAACTACTTTCACCAATCTTATTAAAGATATGTGTGATCACGATAGAAAATTAGCAATGTTTGAAAGAGGAATATTAACCCAATGAGAATAATGGCACCGATTAGTCTTGGTGAACTTATAGACAAGATAACAATTTTAGAAATTAAATTAGAACGTGTTAAAGATACTGAAAAGCGTCACAATATTAGGGTAGAATTGGATGAACTTAATGCTATATATAATCCACTTAAGGATCGACACCTAGACAATTTTCATTTAGAATTAAAAGAAGTGAATGAAAGTATTTGGGAATTGGAAGACATCATTAGGAATTGTATAAAAGAAAGTGATAGAGGCGATCTTTACTACACTGCAGCGTTGAATATACCAATTACAAACGATAAAAGAGCTGCCATTAAAAAACAAATTAACGAACAATTTGGTAGTGATATAATTGAGGAGAAACTTTATGCCTAAGAAAGTCTTAGAGCTTGGTAGTCACTATGTTAGTGACTTTTTAAATGAAGATGAAAGTAGCAGTGATCGTAAGAAGTATTCATTGGATCTTTATATTGATGAAGAAAAAGCTGCTATCAGACTTGGAGATGAACTAGCTCCTCCTGAAACAATGTGGGGTCGTTATTGGTATCGATCTGGTACTAATGCTACCATGACAAAAGAGTTAGGTGGAATTGTTGATGAGATTGTAGGTCGTGTAAAGCTAAGTGCTGGAGATGTATGGTTAGATATTGCCTGTAATGATGGAACATTACTAAGTCAAGTTCCAACTGGTGTTGTTAGAATTGGTATTGATCCATGTGACGATAGTTATTATGAACAAAGCTCTAAACATGCTAAAGTAGTCCAAACCTATTTCACAAAAGAAGCATACGATAGTGCTTTCCCTATTGCTCCTAAGAAAGCTAAAGTTATTACTTGTATCGCTATGTTCTATGATCTTAATGATCCAGCTCCATTCATTAAAGACATCCATGAATGTTTAGATGATGATGGTGTTGCTGTATTACAAATGTCTTATACACCTTTGATGTTACAACAAATGGCTTTTGATAATATCTGTCACGAGCATGTTTATTATTACAGCCTAACAAGTTTAACTTATATCTTCCAACAACAAGGTTTGAAATTAGTAGATGCATCTATTAATGATACTAATGGTGGTAGTATTAGAGTCTACTTCCAAAAAGAAACAGCCAAGATTGATAGCTTTGCTACAGCTCCTTTAAGAGATGTGTGTAACTATAGAGCAGATTCTCTTTTAGGTTTTGAACAATCTCATGCTGACATTACTAATGAAAAAGTCTGGGAAGAGTTTGGTCGTCGACTTTTAGCTTTGAAAGGTGAAGTAGTAGACTTTGTACGTCAAGCTAAAAAAGAAGGTAAAACGATTTATGGGTATGGTGCTTCTACAAAAGGAAACACACTCCTACAATACTTTGGTCTAACAAATGAGGATATCACAGCTATTGCTGAAAGATCGCCATATAAGTTTGGTAAGAAGACAGTTGGAACAGAGATCCCAATCGTGTCTGAAGAAGAAATGAGAGCTGCTAAACCTGATTATCTATTAGTATTACCTTGGCACTTTATTGATGAATTTGTGAAACGTGAGAAAGATTATCTATTGAATGGTGGCGGACTTATTGTTCCTTGTCCAACATTTAAAGTTATTACAAAAGATGATCTATAATGAAGAAGCTGATCTTCTTTAATCAGTTTCACAATGGTGATTGCTTTGTAGGTAAAGAGTATGTCTCTGAGATGGCAAGACAGCTTAAAGAAAAAGGTGTCACATTTGCCTATGCTCATAATAACCACCCAGACATTATTAAAGATTTAGAGCTTCGTCATGATATGGAGCACTTAAGTCTTAATAACATTCCACCTATGGATAGAATGTCAAGGGTTGCTGAAAGTCAAGATAAAGAAACAGTATTCTTAAATACGTGG